CAATTCAAAACATTGTAAGATGGAGGAAGAGTAGTGATACATGATATAGAAATTTGTAAAGAATGTCATTACATGAAGATTGAAAATTTATCATGTAGAGAAAGGCATTGCAGAAAGTGTGATAACTATGGAGAAAAATCACTTCCAGCATATGTAAGAATAATTCAAAGACCAGTTGAGGTTAAAATTGAATGTCCACACTGTTTTTATGACATAGAAGTTGATTATAGTGAATTTACAGTTGATATGGGAAGTGATTACCCTGAAGATTGGGGAGGAATAATAGATTGCCCAAACTGTGAAAAAGAAATTGAAATAGATGAAGTAGAGTGGGTTTAATGGAGGAAAAATGAAACTAGAATTTAAGGTTGTTTATTTAAATGAGGATTCAAATTCATTTAAAAGTTTAAAAAAAGCATTTGATAGATTACCAAATCCAAGACATAAATTTTCAAATGAATTTATTATAGTTGGAGAAAAAGAAAATAACTTAAAGCTATTACAATTACATGAAGAAGGGATAACTTTAATTGCAGATTTTCCTTTAGATTATGTATGTTATGAAATTCCTAGAGAAGATATATTATGGGATGGATCATTATATACAGAATTGGATATTCCAAAGAATAGATTAAGTGTGAGAATTATTGATAATATTATAAAACTAAATTCTTAATTCAAAAATATTGAGAAAGAATGTAAAAAACATGGGGTGATGAAATGGATATAAGTATAAAAAAGAAAATAGAAAATGATTTAAGAGAATACCCATTTCTATTAATTGCAGTAGATGCTGGAGGACTTGGTTATCCTACTAATCATGAAATTGTTAAAGATGTTAAGCATCCTAGTACAATGAAAGGAAGCTTTGTTGAAAGTTGTGTAATTGATGAAGAATATAATAAAAAGAAAGTTGATAAAATTACAAGAGCTTTAGAGTTATTAGATATAACAGAGAAAGAAATTGTTGAGGAATGTTATTTTAGAAATACCTATACTAATCAACAAATAATATCTAATATGTGCATTAGTAAAGCAAAATTCTATAAGGTTAAGAATGATTCATTAAGAAAAATTGCAATTTCTTTAGGATATTTGTAAAAAAAGAAAAAATAAAGACAAAATAAAAACAAAATAAAGACAAAAAAGTGGAAAGTAAAAAGAACTTATACTACAATAAATGTAAGATGTTATAAATATAAAATTAAATAAAATCCCCTTTAAACAAAAGCACTTAAGTGAAATTCTTAGGTGCTTTTATTTTTTGAGGAGAAGAAGGTGAGAGTGTGAAAATAAAAGTAATAGATATAATTAAAGAAACTCAACCAGATACTTATAGTAGGTTAAAGGCTAATAAAAAAAGACACTCTAAAAAAGAGCTTACTAAAAGAGATTATGAGGAGTTAATGAAAAATAGTTCATACAAAAGAGTTACTGGTGGAGCTATTAGGCAGGTGAGATAATATGGGAAAAAAGATGCCTGCAGATCCTATAAAAAGAATAGATGATATTCATTATATACAGGCATATATAAAAGCTCAAAATAAAACTCATAGCCATAGAAATTATATTTTATTTATTCTTGGAATTACTACTGGATATAGAGTAGGAGATTTAGTAACTTTAAGGGTAAAAGATATTAAAAGAGCCTTATCTTATGGATATTTTCAGATAGAAGAAGGTAAGACTAAAAAAATTAGAAAAGTACCGATAGTTTCAAATTTAAAGAAAGAACTAAAAGATTATATAAAAAATAAAAAAGATTATGAATATATGTTTTATAGCCAAAAAGGAAGAAATTTAGGAGTAAAGGGAGTAACTGACATATTAAAAGATGTTGCTGAAGATTTAAAGTTAAGAGATATAAATTTATCAGCACATAGTTTGAGAAAAACATTTGCTTATAGAGTTTGGATGGAAAATGGCAAAGATATATTTTATGTAAAAGAATTATTAGGTCATAGCACAGTAGAATATACTAAAAGATATTTAGGATTAGATATTGAATTGTATGGAAGAACATTAAATTCATTAAACAATTTGATACTCTAATCCTTTATATTTTGGCATATAAATGTTCCATTTTTTATATGTAAGGGATTTAAGGTAAAAAAATAATTGCATATATTAGTAAGAACTTTAAAAAATAAATGTTTGATTTAATATATTATAAAACATTATTTAAGGAAAAGACGAACGATAAAACGTATAAAAATAATAAAATTCGTTTAAAAAGAGGTAAAAATGGCTAAAGAATTTGCTAAGAAATTTTATAAATCTAAAGAATGGATTAAATGTAGAGATTATATTTTTAAAAAATATCATGGGATATGTCAAGAGTGTGGACGACCTGGCGAAGAAGTTCATCATAAGGAATTTTTAAATGCTATTAATATCAATGATCCTAACATTGCTTTAGGAGAAGATAATTTAATTTTATTATGTAGAGATTGTCACTTTGAGAAACATAAGAAAACTAATCCTTTAGAAAGAAATTTCAATAAGTCAAAGCCGATTACCAATAATGGTACATACTTTGATGAAAATGGGGAGTTAAAGGAAATTAAGAAGTATATAGTTTATGGAGCACCAGGGGCAGGGAAAACAACTTATGTTAATAAGCATAGACAGTATGGTGATTTAGTTGTTGACTTAGACTTAATTAAACAAGCTATAAGTATGGAAGGTAAGACTAATGCACCTGATAATTTATTAAGTGTTGCCAATGCAATTAGAGAAACTATTTACAGAGAGATAGAAGCTAATAAAGTTGATTGCAAGAACATATGGATAATAGCTTCATTACCTTATAAAAATGAAAGGATAATACTTAGCAAAAGGCTTAAGGCAGAGTTAGTATTCATTAATACAGATATACTTTCATGTATAGACAATGCTATGAATGATGATAGCCGAAGCGATAAGCAGTTGCAGAAGTACATAATCAATAAATGGTTTGAAGTATATGAACAGTAACCCCCCTATAAAAGATGTGGGAGGGCTGACGAGGGACCGTCGGAGGGGGGACATAATTTTACCTCCACATGAAATTTTCAAAACTAAAGGGGGGTTATATTTTTGAGTATATCCGAACAATTAGAAAGAGAAAAGAAAATTAAACAGGAAATAAATAGAATTAAAAAACTTTATAAAGATTTAGAAAAAGATAAAGTTAAAGTTGTTGAAGGACTAGTTACTGAAGCTTCATTTATGAAATTAACTCTTCAAGAATTAAGAGAAGATTTGTTTAAAAATGGAATGACTGAATTATATGAGAATGGACCACAAGTTGTAAATCGAGAAAGACCTGAAACAAAAATTTATTCAACTATGATTCAAAGATATTCAAATGTGATGAAACAATTAATTGATTATATGCCAGAAGAAAAACAAAAAGAAGAAAATGATGAGTTAAAAGAATTTCTTAACAGGAGAAAAGTTAAGAAATGACTTACATAGAAGAATATTATAATAAAATCATGAGTGGTGAAATAGTTGCATGTCATAGAATAAAACAAGTTTACTCTATGCTAGTGGATAAATTACATAATCCTGAAAAATATGAACCTTATATATTTGATGAAGAGTTAGCAAACTTGCCAATAGAGTTCATTGAAACTTTTATTAAGCAAGCACAAGGTGAATTAGGAGCAAATTTAAAATTAGAGCTATTTCAGAAAGCTAAGCATCAAGCAGTATTTGGATTTGTTCATAAAGATACATATTTAAGACAATACAATGAAGTCTTAGATATTAGAGGCAGAAAAAATGGTAAGACTACAGAACTTGCAGCAGATGAAATATTTATGGCTGTTGGAGATGGAGAAGGTTCACCAGAAATATATAATGTTGCTACAAAATTAGACCAAGCATATAAGGGGTTCCAGGAATGTTATAAAATGATTCAACAGTCAAAAGCTTTATCAAAACATTTTAAGAAAAGAAAATCTGATTTATATATCAATTTTAACTATGGATCTATTAAAGCATTAGCTAGTAACGCTAATGGGTTAGATGGATTAAATGCGCATATGGTTACTATAGACGAGTTAGCAGCAATTAAAAATAGAGATTTATATGATTTGATGAAGCAGTCAATGTCAGCAAGAAGGCAACCTTTATTAAATTGTATAACAACAAATGGGTTTGTTAGAAATTCAATATTTGATTCGCAGTATGAATATGCATGTAAAGTTTTAGATGGGAAAGTCAAGGATGATAAATTCTTGGCTTTTATTTATGAACTTGATGATAGAGATGAATGGGATAAAGAAGAATGTTGGATAAAAGCAAATCCAGGATTAGGAACTATAAAGAAGTTTGAATTCCTAAGGGATTGTGTTAATAAGGCTAAAGCCGATGATGCATTTAAGGCTACTGTAATGGTTAAAGATTTTAATATGACTGAAAATTCATCAAGTGCTTGGTTAAGATGGAATGAACTTAACAATGAAACTACTTTTGATATTAAAAAAATGGGATTCAGATATGGAATTGGAGGATTTGACTTAGCTGAAACAACTGATTTGGCATCATCTAAATTATTATGTATGAGACCTAATGATGACAATATATATGTTATGTCAATGTATTTTATTCCAGAAGAAAAATTAAATAATATTGAAACCAACAAAGAGGAAGACCAAGTACCATATAAACTTTGGGAAAAACAAGGTTTATTAAGAATTTGCCCTGGTAATAAAGTAAATAAGTTTCATATGTTAGAGTGGTTTGTTGAAATGAGAGATAAATATGACATATATATACCTTGGATTGGATATGATCCTTGGCATGTTGATGATAGTTTATTACAAGCATATGAAAATGAATTTGGAAAAGATGCCATGGAGAAAGTAAGACAAGGGGTATACACTTTATCATCTCCTATGAAAGAATTAAAGGCAGATTTAAAAGCACATAAAGTTATTTATAACAATAATAGCATTGATAAATGGTGTTTAACTAATATAGAAGTTAAAACAGATATTAATGGTAATATTCAACCGATAAAAGGAGCTAATCCAACTCAAAGAATTGATGGAGCAGTAGCGTTAATAATAGCTTATGTAATTTTAAAAAATAGGATGGCAGAGTATGAAAATATGATTTAGAAAGGGGATGAAATTATGGGAATAGTAGAAAAAGTTATTAATAGTTTTTCTAAAAAAACTAATACTGTATCGGGATGTCAGTTAATTCAAGATAAAGGCAATACGTTTTATTCTTGGAACGGTAAAATATATCAAAGTGATATTTTAAGAAGTTGTATAACTCCACGAGCAACTGCTATAGGTAAACTAGTAGCAAAACATGTTAGAAATAACACTCAAGACGGTATAATAATCAATCCAGAACCATATATAAGATTTCTATTAGAAGAACCTAATCCGTATATGACTGGGCAAATGTTATTAGAAAAAATGATTGCTCAATTAGAATTGAATAATAATGCATTTGCTTTAATAAATAGAGATGAATTTGGATATCCATGTGAAATATATCCTATACCAGCTACTAGTGCAGATGCAATATATGATAAAAATGGTGGATTATATTTAAGATTTACTCTTAGGAATATGAAGATTGTAACTTTTGCTTATTCTGATATTATTCATTTAAGACAAGATTTTAATGAAAATGACATATTTGGAACAAGTAGAGCAGAAACATTAATTCCATTAATGGAGATAGTGACAACTACGGACCAAGGAATAGTAAAAGCAATAAGAAATAGTAGTGCAATTAAATGGCTATTATTATTTAAACAATCATTAAGGCCAGAAGACTTAAAGAAATCTACTAAAGAATTTGTAGATAATTATTTATCTATAGATAGTGAAACTGGTGGGGCTGCTGCTGCAGATGCCAAATATGAAGCTAAGCAAGTAGATCCTAAGGATTATGTACCTAATGCAACTCAAATGGATAAAACATTACAAAGAATTTACTCATTATTAGGTACTAATGAAAAAATAATACAAAGTAAATTTACAGAAGATGAATGGATTAGTTACTTTGAAGCTAAAATAGAACCTATTGCAATTCAACTTAGTAATGAATATACTAGAAAGATTTTTTCAAGAAGAGAAAGAGGATTTGGAAATAAAATAATATTTGAAGCTTCAAACTTACAATATGCATCTATGAATACTAAACTTCAATTAGTTCAAATGGTAGATAGAGGAGCTTTAACTCCAAATGAATGGAGAGAAGTCTTTAATTTAGCGCCTATAAAAGGTGGAGATGAACCAATAAGAAGATTAGATACAGCGGTAGTATAGAGATGAGCATAATTGATCTTTTAAAAAGTGAATATTAATTAGAGATGAAAAAATAGGAAAATTAGGATTATTAGTAATAAAGTGACCTAAAAAAGGGCAGACTATCCCTATGAGGATAATAAAATGTAAAATATTAGGTTGTTAAAGAGCTAACTAGCTCGTTTAAGCTTGCTTAGAGAACAAATCTTATCTTCCTTTTTATTAACAATTGCAGCAATAGCAACTGTTAAAAGGCATATGTGACCTAAAGTATTTAGGTTAGATATGGAAGAAATATTTCTAACAGAGGCATTTTCAAGATTAAGATTCTTAAATCGTGAATTGTAGCGTTCTGATTCAGTTCTCTTTGAATAGTATAGTTTAAAATAATCTGATGTATCATCGACGGTTGATCTATAGTCTGTACTGATAGATTTATATTTTATACATCCTCTATTTTTATGACCATTATTATATTTAGGGTGATTACAAGGGCATTTAGAATCATCTTTTGATGTTCTAAATGGACAACAAAATTTTTGTTTTATTGAACCTTTTAGATATTGCTTACCGTCTTTATGCATTGCTAAACCTGCTTCGCATAGCGGGTTACCGCAAGAAATAGTTTCAACAGTTTTGCTGTTACGTTTATTTTTAGCAATAAAAGCTTCAGAATGTAAAACATCTTTTATGTAATTATAGTTTGCTTTAGAATCAAAACCTTTATCAGCGAGAATTTTGGAATTTTTTAAGCTAAACCAAGAATTTATTTTATCTAAAAAATTAATTAGACTTGAAACATCAGCTTTTTCGCCTGTAAGAGTTACTTCATAAATTGGCAATCCTGATTTTGCATCACACATTATTAAATTTTTATAACCCCAATAAAAAGTATAATTCTTTTTTGAATCTTCATTATTTGCAGTGTGGACTCCTAATTTACAGTCCTTATCTGATTTAGGATGTTTTTCATTAGAAAATTTATTTTTAGAAAAACATTTTGGATTATTATACTTTGTATTTGCTTTTATAGGGGTTGAATCTACAGATACTATTGAGTTATCTATAGCATCTAATTTTATAAGTTCATTTACTTGTGATTTCATTATTTCCTTTAGTAAATTATTATCAATATCATGAATAAAACGTTGGTAAACGCTATAAGAAGGTAATGGTTTAGTAATGTCAAATCCGCATAATTGAGCAATTTTTAAATTAGTATTTAAAAAATCACAAAGTAGAGTTATTTCTCTAAAATGTTCACAGTTCATAACAACAAATGCTCTAGTAAGAGCGTGACGTGAATAGCCTTTTGGTCCACGTTTTGATTCAATAAATTCAGGTATAAATGATAAATCTAAATTATCAAATATGTTTTCGTAAAAATTAATTGTTGATTGTGAAGTAAATAGATCAACTATGTTAAATATCTCTTGTCTTGTTATCATTTTTTAAACCTCCGTTAGTGCAACTAATTAGTTTATGTATATGCTATTAGTTTTATCCGAAGGAGCAAAAATGATACTGAAAAATTTGAGTGATATAAAAAATCTTGGCCATAAAGGCCTTGATATATAAGGGTTAAGAAATATGATTAACCCTAATACAGCGGTAGTAACGAAAGGGGGTGATTAAAAATGAGTAAAATTCAATTCCCAGTAGATAATTTACAAAATTTCCTTGAAATAAAAAATCAAACTGAAAATAGCGCAGATTTATATTTTTATGGTGATATAGTATCTAGTTGGTGGGGAGCTTGGGATGATACAGACCAATATCCAGAAGCAGTAAAGAAATTCCTTGATGGAGTTAAAGGCAAAGATTTAAATATTCATGTTAATAGTGGTGGTGGTTCCGTATTTGCTGGAATCACCATTTATAATATGCTGAAAAATCATAATGCATTTAAAACAGTATATATTGATGGATTGGCAGCAAGCATTGCAAGTGTTATTGCTTTAGCTGGTGATAAAGTTGTAATGAGGACTGGTTCATCATTCATGATACATAAGCCTATGTTTGGGATATGGGGAATGTTTAATTCAGATGAATTTAGAAAAATGGCAACAGATCTTGATTCAATACAAGAGTGTATTATGCAAGTTTATAAAGAGAATATTCATGATGATGTTGATATAAAAACAATTGAAGAAATGGTTAATAATGAAACTTGGATGTCAAGTGATGAAGCAGAAAAGTATTTTAAGATTGAAGTAGAAACATCATTACAAGCAGTAGCTTGTAGCAGTGATTATTTAGAAAAATTCTGTAATATTCCTAGTAATATTATAGAAAAAAATGAAAATGAAATTAAATTATTTAATTTTGATACAGAGTTATTATTGTTGGAGGGAAATTAACATGACATTACAAGAATTAAAAAACAAAAAAACAGAATTATTAAATGAAGCAAGAAACTTAAGAGATACAGATTTAAAGGCAGCTCAAGAAAAGCTAGCAGAAGCTAAAGAACTACAAAATAAGATAGTTGAAATGGAAACTTTTGAAAATCAATTATCAGAAGAAGCTAAAAATTTAGCTAATGAAAGAGCGTTCACTGAAAATAATACAGTAACTAATATATCTAATAAATCAGTTAACATAGGAGAAGGAGAAGTTATGGATAAATTAAATAATGAAGTTGAAGTAAAAGATGAAGCTAAATTATATAATGCAGCATTTGCTAAAAGCATGATGGGAGTAGAATTAAATAAGGCGGAATCAGAAACTTTCAACAAAGTAAATGCTGATTTCAGAAATGCAACTCAAACTGCAGAACAACATACTGTATTAGTTCCTGAAACAGTAAGACAAGGTATATGGGCAGAAATAGGGGAAACACATCCTATTTTCGGTGATATAACACCAACGTTCATTCCAGGAAAAGTAACAATAATCAAAGAAGAAAATGAAATATCAGATGCTGAATGGGTTGATGAAGATACTGAAGGAAATGATGATGAAGTAGGATTCGGAACTATTGACTTAGATGGATGCGAACTTGTTAAAACTATAAAAATTTCTTGGAAATTAAAGAAGATGTCAATTGATGCATTTTTATCTTACATTACAACAAAGCTAGCTGAAAAAATGGGTAATGCAATTGCTAAAGCTATGATTGATGGAAAAGGTAAACCAGGAAGTTCAGAGGATTGGAAGGCTCAACCAAAAGGGATTGCTACTGAATTAGTTGCTGAAGCTTCAACGCCACAAGTTATAACTTATACAGGAAAAATAACTTATGATAATATGTTATCATTAATGAGTAAAATTAAGAGTGGATATATAAATGGATCATCTTTCTATGCAAATAATTCAACTATTTGGAATGAATTAGCTACAATTAAAGATGGAGATGGTAAGTCTATATTCATTCCAGATGCAACTCTTGGAGGAGTAGGAAGAATATTTGGAGTTACAGTTAAAGAAGAAGATGGGTGTGCAAATGGACAAGTATTATTAGGTAATGTACAAAAAGGTTATGTTATGAACATAAATGAAAACATGACAATATATACTGAGGATCATGTTAAAGCTAGAACTACTGATTACATGGGATATGCTTTAATAGATGGGGATGTTGTAACAACTAAGGCATTTGCACTATTAAAAAAGTAGTTAGCGGTCATAATGAGTTATTATTAGAACCGCAAAATGAAGAAATTAATATAGAAGAATTAACAGTAACAGATTTAAAAGCTATAGCTAAAGAAAATGAAATTGCTGGATATTCCTCTATGAATAAATCACAATTAATAGAAGTGTTAAGAGCTACTGAATAGTAGCTCTTTTCCATTAAGGAGTGATTAAATGTTAGAAAAAATAAAATCATCATTAAGAGTTAAATCAAATTCATTAAATTCGGAAATACAAGATTTAATAGATTCAGCTAAATTAGATTTAAAAATATCAGGAGTAACTAAGATTGATGAAGAAGATCCATTAATAATTCAAGCTATAAAAATATACTGTAAAGCTAATTTTGGACTTGATAACAAAGATTCAGAAAAATACCAAAAGTCTTATGATATGTTAAAGCAACATTTAAGTTTATGTGGTGAGTATAATGTGGAATGATGTTTGTTATTTAGGTAAGAGAATAAAAGAAACTGATGATATTGGTGACTTAATAGAAACTATAATTTATGAAAATGAAGTTTACTGTAATGAAAAATCAATAAAATCTAGTGAATTTTATCAAGCTCAAGCTGTTGGTATGAAACCAGAAGTTACTTTGGAGTTAATGTTAGCTGATTATAATAAAGAAAAGTATGTTAAGTATGATGATGGATTTGGTGAAGAAGAATATACAGTTTTAAGAACTTATAAAAAATCTTCAGATAGAATTGAATTAACTTTAGTAAGAGGTGTTAATAATGCCAGTTCCTAAGAGTGTAATTAAGATAAAAAAAGGGAATATAGAATATATTTCAAATGTTGATAGGGTTAATTATACTTTAAATGAGCTTACTAGAGCAGCACTTAGAGATGTAGGTAAGTATCTATGTAATAGGTTTAGAAGTAATTACTATGGCCTATTTAAACGCAAAAAAGGAAGAGTAGGAAAATATACTCAATATTGGGTTAGAAAAAAGGAATGTGATTTACAAATTGGAATAAAACCATTTGCCTTTTATGGAGCATTTCAGGAGTTTGGTAGTAGTAAAACTAAGAAATTAGGTTTATTACAAAAAACAGTAAATGAAAATATTCCTAAAATAGTTGAAATTGAATCTAAATATCTTAGTGCTTTAGAAGATGAAGCAAGAGCATTAGCTTTAGTTAGTGAACAAGAATATGAGGGAGGTGCTGAGGATTAGTAAAACATTAGAATTAAGAAAAGTTATTAAAAGTTTATTACTACAATTTAATAAGAATGTATTTTATGAAAATGCTGATGATGATGCAAGATACCCTTATATAGTTTATGAGTTAGATTCAGTTGATTTCAATAACACTTATAGAGATGATTTAATTTTAACTATCAGTATATGGGATAAAGGCACGAGTACTAAAACTGTTGAAACCATAGCTGATAATATTGAGAGGCTAGATTGTATTAATAATCCAACTGATACAGTATTACCAACATTCTATAAGATAAGTAGAAGTTCAATTCCAGATGAAGATAAGTCAATTAAAAGAAGAGAATTAAAGTTCTCTATTCAAAATTATTATATAGGAGAGTGAGTTAAATGGTAGCGCAAAAAATTATACTAGGGAAAGGTGTATTTTCTATAGGAGATACTCCAATAGCTCTTACTAGAGGTGGAGGACAGTTTACAGTAGAAAGGGAAGTAAGGCAAATTGAAGCTGATGGGGATAGAGGACCTGTTAAAGGAAGAACCGTAATAGATAAGTCAGTTCCTAAGCTAATAATGAATGTACTAGAAGCTATTCCAGAAAACCTACCAAAAATGTATGCAGGATTAAAAGCTACAAAAGGAGAAGGTAAAACAGTTATCACTGGAACATCTCAAATAGCTGATTCAGATTATCAAGAATTTGTAAAATGGACTGGTAAAACAAAAGATGGTAAAGGGGTAGTAATTAAAGTTGATAATGCTATTAACCTTGAAAATTTTGACTGGACATTAGCTGATAAAGATGAGGTTATTTCAGCTTTATCTTATACTGGATGTTATTTAGATAATTCACCACAGGATTATGAGCCTTGGGAAGTAGAATTTGCAGATTAATTTAAAAGAAGGTGCTTGCACCTTCTTTTTATTTTAGGAGGAATTATAAGTGAGAAAGTTAAATACAAGTGATGTTTTTTCATTAGCTAGATTAATAAAAGAAATTGGGATAAAAGAAGATATTAAGAAATTATCTACATCAGTAAATGAGAATACAGATGTAAAAGAAGCTGGATTTGATTTAATATTTACTGTAATTGAAAAGTTTGCTGAAAAAAATAGTGAACCTGCTTTATATAACTTTTTAAGTGGACCTTTAGAAATAGATCCAGAAGAGGTGGGTAAAGTTGAATTATTTACTTTAGTAGAAAATATTTTAGAAATAGCTGATATTGAGAAGTGGAAAGCTTTTTTAAAATTAGCAGTTCGATAGATTTAATTGAAATTGAGGAACTGCTATTAAGTAGATATAGTAACATTGATTATATTTTAAAACTTCATTTTCTAGAAGGTTATGAGATCATATTAAAAGCTTATGATAAAGAAATAGAGGATAGGATATGGGATAGATGGTTAATTGACTATAAGAATATGACCGAAGATAACTTTATTAATTTTGAAGATTATAAAAGTAAACTTATAATTAAAAATCAATCAGTAGAAGAGGATAAAGTAACAAAAGAGGAGCTTTTATTACTGGCTGAAGAAATAGAAAATAAAATCTCACAGAAAAGAGGTGAGGAGTAATGGCAATAGAAGTATTTAAACTCTTTGGTAGTATTATAGTTGATAATGACAAAGCTAATAAGAGTATTAGTGATACTGACAAAAAAGCTGAAGGGTTAGCAGGTAAATTCTTAAGTGCTGTAGGAACTGTAGCTAAATTTGGAACTGCTGTTGTTGCAGCTGCAGGAACTGCTGCTGTTGCATTAGGTACAGTAGCTACTAAAGCAGCTATTGATTTTGAAAATCAAATGTCTAATGTTGCAACTTTATTGGATGGTGATGTTAAAGGGAAAATACAAGACTTAGGAATGGAAGTTAAAAATTTATCTACATATACTGGAGTTAGTTCTGAATTACTAACTGACGGGTTATATCAGGTAATTTCAGCATTTGGAGAAACAGCTGATTCTATGAATATATTAGCAACAGCAAGTAAGGGAGCAAAGGCAGGTAATGCAACAGTAACCGATTCAGTAAATTTATTAGCAGCAGTAACAAAAGGATATGGTGATACATCTAAAGAAGCAGCTGAAAAAGCATCAGACCTGGCGTTTTTAACTGTTAAGTTGGGGCAAACTTCATTCCCAGAACTTGCATCAAGCATGGGTAAAGTAATTCCATTAGCATCAACAATGAAGGTAAGCCAAGAGGAACTATTTGGAGCAATGGCAACTCTTACAGGGGTTACAGGTAATACTGCAGAGGTATCTACACAGTTAAGAGCAACAATTCAAGGGATGTTACAACCGACAACTGCAATGACAGGAAAGATAAAAAAGTTAGGCTATGAAAACGGTCAAGCTATGATTGAATCTTTAGGACTACAAGGAACACTTGATAAGCTTAAAGAAAGTGTAGGTGGTAATGAAATAGCTTTTAGTGAATTATTTGGTTCAGTTGAAGCTAAAAATGCAGTCTTAGCACTTACAGGAGCACAGGCAGAAAACTTCACAGAAAAGACTAATGCAATGAGAAATGCAGTAGGTGCTACTGAGGATGCTTTTAAAAAACAAACTGATAATATTAAAGACAATTTTGCTAAATTAAAAAATGCATTTGATATTATGATGATTGATTTAGGGGAAAAGTTTTTACCAGTCTTAAATAACATATTAAATTGGGTTAATGATAAAATGCCTGTTATTCAAGATGTTTTATGGACTACATTTGATGTTATTGGTGAAACAATTACTTGGTTAAATGATATATTTAAAACTGTAACTAGCGAAATTAATATAAGTTGGGATACTGTTATAAATGCTATAAAGACAGTATGGGAAACAGTAGGACAGCCTATAATTGAAGCAATCACACCTTTAATAAATTCATTAAAAGAAAATTGGGAGATTATATGGGGAGCAGTACAATTATATTTTCAAGCAACATGGGATATGATGAAGATTGCATGGGAAACATTAGGGAAACCTATCTTTGACTTTATAGTTTTAGTTGTTGGAACTGTAGCTGACTTTTTTGCAGAACGTATGCCTGCAATTAGTGGATTTTTCTCTCAAATGGTTACAGATATAACTACATTTTGGAATGAAAACTTAAAGCCTTGTTTTGATGCTATTGGACAATTTATAAATAATGTTTTAGCACCAGCTTTTAAATTAGTTTTTAATCATATAATTGCACCAGCAGTAGATTCAGCTTTTAAGTTAATTTCTAATTTATGGAATAGTTTTTTAAAACCAGTATTAGTAGGTATAACTGACTTCCTAACTGGAGTATTTAGTGGTAATTTTACAAAAGCATTTAGTGGAATAGTTAGTACTGTTAAAGGTATATTCGGCGGGTTAGTAAGTGCAGTCAAAACTCCATTAAATTTAGTTATAGGAGTAGTTAATAGTTTTATAAAGGGATTAAATAAGCTTAAAATACCTGATTGGATACCTGGTATAGGTGGAAAAGGAATAAATATTCCAAGTATACCTATGCTAGCAAAGGGTACAGATTACTTCTCAGGTAGCGCTTATGGTAACTTAGCTATTGTAGGGGAAAAAGGACCTGAACTTGTTAATCTTCCAACTGGTTCAAAAGTAAATACAGCTAAGGAAACTGAAAGTTTATTAGCAGGCAGTAATGGAGGAACATTTATATTCCAAAGTATACTTAATGATAAAGTTATAGCTGAAACTATTGCTAGTGCTAGTGATATTGTAAATGGCAAAAGATTTAATTTAGCAGAAAGGGGATTAGTATTGTAATGAATGGAATTATAAAAGGAAACAAGCATAGTTATAGAGACTTTAATATAACTATTGCAAAAAGAGATATAGGGATTCCTAAAAAAAATAAAATTACAGAGAAAATCCCTTTCTCTAATATAACTTACGATTTTTCTACACTTTATGGAGAGCAAACATATAATGAAAGAGCTTTATCTTATACTTTTAATATAATAGGTAAAAGTAAGAGTGATATGAATATAAAAAAAGCTAATGTTCTGGCTTGGTTAATGGATGGTGGGAAAGAAGAATTTTATGATGACACCATTCCAGGAGTTTATTTTTTAGCTGAAGTTGTAGAAGCTTCATGGAAAGAAAATCTACATGATGGACAATTAACAGTAAAGCTAGAAGCTTATCCATTTAAAATATCGTCATATTATGAGGGCGATATTTCTTGGGATGAACTTATTTTTGAATTAGATGTATTGCAGGAAACTAAATTTGATATTAATGGATATAAGAATATTAATTTATACAATAATGGAGTTAATAGAATAATACCTCAAATTATATGTGATTCAGTAATGGAAATAACAATAAATAACTCAACTTATAAATTAAATATAGGTGAAAATAAAGATAATAGAATTTATTTAAATAAAGGTCCAAATTCTATCATGGTAAATGGAAATGGTAATATAGAATTTAGGTTTAGAAAGGAGCTATTATAATGTATAAGGTAACTATAGAAAATAACAATATAGAGACAATAATAAATGAAGTAAGTACAGATAAATATGCTCAAAGAATAACTGGAACTGTCAAGCAAGGTATAAACTCGATTGACAGTTTTTCTTTTACCATTTTACCTAATAACATAGGATATAATTTAATATTTCCTATGAAAACAATTGTTAAAGTGTATAATACATTAACTAATATGTATGAATTTATTGGGAGAGTATTAACACCAACAGAATCATTAAGTACAAGTGGATTAGTTAGTAAATCTTTTGTATGTGAAAGTGAATTAGCTTATCTTCATGATAGCAATCAAGACTATGGAGAGTATCATAATATTTCACCTAGGGAATATTTAAAAGTAATTTTAGATAAACATAATTCAGTTGTAGATGATAGTAAAAGATTTGTGCTAGGAGAAGTAACTGTTGAAGATAACAATGACAGTATATTTAGATATTTATCTTATGATACAAGTTGGAAGAATATAAATGATGACTTATTAAGCAATTTAGGTGGAGAGCTCCAGGTAAGATACGAAAATGATATTAGATATATTGATTATTTAAAAGAGATTGGCTCAACTTCTGAGACTGATATAAGGTTAGGGAAAAATATACAAGCTTTAACACGAGATAAAGATCCATCAAATTTTTATACAAGAATAAAGGTTTTAGGAACAAAATTAAAGAAAGTTGATTCTGAAGGTAATGAAATTGATTCTGAAGAAAGATTAACTATTAAATCTGTAAATAATGGATTAGATTACATAGAAGATTTAGAAGCTATTGAAATGTTTGGGGTGATTGAAGGAATTATAAAATTTGATGACGTTACTATTCCAGAAATATTATTAAGAAAAGGTAAGGAATATTTAAACTCTCAAAAGATTAATATATCTAACAAATTGACGGCTTTAGATCTTGCCACTATTGGATTAGATATTGATACATTCAAAGTAGGTAATTATCATCCTTTAATAGTAGAAATTTTTGATATTGATTATTTAGTTAGGATTATAGAAAAGACTATAATAATTGAAAATCCTCAAAAATCTAGTATTACATTAGGAGATAAAGAGGAAGATATAAAACAATATCAAATAAGTATTAAAAAACAAGCTAATAAAGCAGCTGAAATCGAAGAAAAAGTAAATGTACAAGCTTCTAGGATTTCTGAAGCTAATAAAGCTATAAATACAACATCTAAATCTTTAGAGTTAGTAAGTTCGGAGGTATCTAACTTGGGAAACAGTACAAATGAAACAATAAATAAAATGGTTGAAAGCATCCAACTTTTAAGCGAAACAGTAATCAATATTAATGATAATTTAATTAATATTAATGATACTTTAGATACTATAAATACATCTATAACAAAGATAAATGAGGACATTATTTCTTTAGATACAAGAGTAAAGGTATTAGAAGGAGGAGAGATAAATGGTTAGAAAAACAGTTGAAGAAGCAATAAAAAAGTTAAGGGCAGCATGGACTGGTAGAGAAGTTAGAGATAGAATGGCCGATACAATTGAAGCTATGAATGAAGAAGTTACCAATACTAGTTCTAAACAAAGTATTTTAGAAGAAACATTCAACAATTTAATAATTAACGAGGGGAATTCAAATGCGGAAGTTGTTGCTGCAAGAGTAGATCAAAACGGAAATTCATATGATACTTTAGGCAAAAGAATGAATAATTTTGACGAACAATTGGATAATAATATGAATCTAATTAATAATAAAGTAAGTTTAGAAAGATTTAATGCTTTAAAAATAGATGTTAACAATGTATTAGATGTTTTAAAATATCACTTAGGGGTATATGATTTAAACTATGATATAGAAAAATATAATTACTATCTTAATGGGTGTAATTATAGAGATTTTACAAGAGAAAAGGATTTAACTTTTGACAATCTTATAAACTTAAATAATAGTGGAGAATTAAATAAATTTGGGCTAAAAGTTAGCACAAAATTTGAAACTGCTGGTATACTATTTCAAAAAACTTTTACAAGTGGCAGTTTTTTAGTTAAGACAGGAAGTTCAAAAACATTTTGTATTTCTTTATTCCAAGATGAAAATAGCAAATTGATGTTTTGGTGTGACGGCAGTAATAAACTGCAATATGGCAAATATACTACCAATTTACAAACATTAGGGTCTAGTGTTATAACTCCAATAGATGGAGCAACTATAAAATTTAAAATAAATAATAATAATTTAGTTGTTTATTATAATAATGCTGAAGCAATAAACATAGCTGACATTTCTAGTTATGTTAACAATAAAAACTACATAGGGTTTACCAATGTTGGCACTCCAT